TACTTGCACTTGCCGCTTCATTTACCAGATCATTACTTGGTGCAAAGAGAATAGTGTCCGATGTTACTTGAACAATAACCAATGCCGATTGATTATTGCCGCCATTACTAGCACCGCTAATCGTTACCGTCTGACCAACCTTAAATCCTTCAAGAATAAAATTAGCCGCCGTATCTGTAATCCTATCATTATGCTCCAACCCTGTTGAGCTCGGATCACCCTCTGAGAATTTAATCGTAGTTGCCGTATAGCTCGGCATTAATTCCGTTCTTAGATCTTCGTTTTCCTGTACGGCTGCCGTTACTGATGTTGCACTTGAATAAGCAGTAATCTTGGCAAAACCGTCATAGAACTTAATCAGCCTACCAACATCTGTTGCCACAAACAAACTAGCTGATGCAGTTATAGTTGCTGACCCTGTTTTTGCGTTTGAACTCAACGTGGTTGTTGTTGTATTCGCATCGAGCATTGGCCCTCGACGGAAGTCCACATCCGCTATTGTCCAAGCCGTATGCCCTGTCCTTGATATTTTACGAACAGGATGCGAAGGGTGAACAACATACATAACATCCGCAGATTGCGTAAATTTGATATCCGGCAACTGCGCCGTGGTATAGGTTGTAGTTACCTCAACCGCAGAGCCACTATCCACAATCTGACCGCCATCCCTGTAAATACGAAAATAGTTATTTCCAAATTCTAATATATATGTCTGCTCTACGTTGAATTCAAAAGGTATCAAACGGCATTTTGCTGAACTGCTTTTAACCTCGGCTATATATTGAGTCCCTGGTCTTCTCGTAGCACCGCCATGAGCATGGACTAAAAAGTTTTGTAAGGTCTTGCATCCGTTCCCATACTTCGCAATATCTGTACGGCCATCTAATCTAGGACTTAATTCTCCCGCCGTAAAATTTGTAAGAGCTGGTGATGCCTTGACCATTAAATTCTCGCATTAATAAATTCGTTTGCTTCCAACGTCATTCGATCTGTTGTTGTAGAGTTATCAGCCGTTGCTCCCTCAATAGCATCAAGGAATCTGGCTTCACTCACCATCTTTTCAAATTTCTGCTGCATGGCATTCCCCAGGGCAACTGAGTTGGTTAAGGGGTAGGCAAAATCCGCGGCAAGTGCCATAGATATTGTTTCCATCAACGCACTATCATAAAGATTTACGTCAAGCACTCTGGCAACATAAACAAGATTAATACTGCTTTCATCCGTCAGTATCTTTCGTCCTTCAACATTGTATACAATATTGGAAGCATCAAGGTTCAACGGTCTTAGACAATAGGGATCTGTGGGAAGTGTGAAGGCATATGCAAATTCGAATGTTGGTGCTGTTGAATCTGGAGAAAGAGCTACCCTCGTCAACAGGCAGTTCCAGCTATGGGATCGAAACACCTTGTCTCGAATAAAATCATATCTCTGATTACACAATCGGGCAGCCTTACTGTCCTCGGTAAAAGCAGTAATGTTGGATGCACCAATCATGTTAAGAGCTGAATTGCATAGATCAACTGATGATGGCATTGTAAGTCCTTAAAAAAAGAAGGGCGGTTTCCCGCCCCTCAGTTTGGGAAGAAATTAATCGATGACGTAGTACATCGTCAATTCAACTGTGCCTGTACCAGCCGCCCCCGCAAGAACTACTGTTACTGGCATCCCGGTTGCATCTGCATCCACAACGGTATTTTTACCTAGAGCTGATGTTGCCGCGATATTTACAGTAGTGATACTTGTTGAAGCTGCCGCCGCTTTGAACTCATCAACATCAAGAGCCACAACCGTACCATCGGCATTGTTGTAAGCTGCATGACCAACACTTAAAGTTGTTGATGATCCCATTGCATCATGCACGAGTTCTCCTTTGAGAATTCTTGCACCATTTGGCAAATTGAACATTTCGATCACTTCATCGGCTGCTAGTGATGATGCTTCATAGAGAGCATAGGCAACACGAATTCGCCCACCAATCTCATTTGGCTTAATCATATCAGCCGGATCATTCTGATCCCATTTAGTTTTCTGAACGCTATATACTGTACCCATTGTTCAATCTCCTATGCTGATTCATCACAAAGAACGGAAACGACTTTTTCTTCTTCCATTCTCGTACTACCAAATGTTGCACAGTAGTACACTTGTGTTGAATATGATTTATCAGCTCTGGGGTCTATCCTCGCCATGACATCCTTACCCATAGCCAGCTTGATTCCGTCTTCAGCCCATGCAAAACACGTTCTGATGTTGGAAGCTACCGCCAATCGATTAGACACAATAAATTTGAAACCTAAGAAGGAATCAACTTGGCCGGAGGCCAGAGCTTTTACGGTGTTATAGTCGCTGCTTGTTACTTGGGTTGTACCCAATAGAGCTTCGATCTGGTTAGGACCAACAGCAATGTAACGTGGGATGCTAGGATCGACGTCTTGCAAATCAAGTTGCTTTTTCGCACTTAACAATTTAGCAATGGTCAAATCCGCTGAGCCATGTGCAATAGTATGTGCTGAAAGCATAGATGTGGACGAAGAACCAGACTTTCCAGTTTTCGCTGTGCCTGTGGCAGCCGCAATGATTGCATCATCCATTTTTCGAGCAATCGCATTAGCAGCCGTTCTGCTGTAGACGTTTGTAGGATCAGCCAACATAGCCACCTTATCTGAATCATCGATAAGATCTGCCCATTCGTAGGTGTCCATAGTTACCATTCTCACTTATGTTCGCCTTGTTTCGTTAGGACAAGACCGCCTTTCGGCTGCTATATGTTGCCATATAGGTCAGACTATATCATCATCCCTGTGGGATGTTCTGTGCTTCGTGTCACTTGACCCTACTTCCTTTCGGAATAGTCGTTGCACCTTCCTATTGCTAGGCTTGGCTCAGAGTTATCTCAGTAAGACTTTCTCTGAATTCACAGAATTTTTCGAAATATCTTGCGATATTAAGCCGCTAGAACTTTACGGGAATGGGGGGTTTCTACGAGGGGTGTATCACCGTGTCTCGATGTCCGTTTTACAGCCGCAACTGAAGCCACTTGGTCAAAAAATGCCTTCTCGCCTGTTACACTTTCTTCTGAAACTGCACCTCTTAGACGAGAACCACTTTGTTGAGCCAACATGGTTATATTGTTACTAAACTGCTGAACGAAAGCTGTAGTTACTTGTGTACTCATAATAAGTACCTCCGTTTTTTAGTTTAAAATTAAGGGTTTAGTATCGCTACCTAATGTAGTATTAGACGAAAAAAGTATTGGGTCTGCACCCCCAGGGCCAAAAAAGGTTGTCCTGATTATTAATACACTTATGAGTAATCGGGCAAATGCTTGTCGATTATTCGCTTGGTGTAATAAATTCCTGTAATCGCAAGGCTTCCTGTACTGCCCATTGATGCTCTGGATCTTTGTTATTCCAGAATGGGCCACCTTGCCTTTTGACTTCTGCCAGCTTCTGCCGTGCTACGTCCGGCGTCATGGCATTGGATGTCTTAACGCCAACCAGACTATCCTCACCAATCTTGCCTTTAATAAAATCACCAATACCAACAAATGCTTTTACAAATGCGGGGTGATCTCCTAACTGACGGCCATCAGCTAACTGTAACTGTGTTAAATCTGCCGCTTCGAACTGACCAATCGTGGCATTGCCAATCTTTATCTTGTCTTCGAAAGCTGCACCGTATTCCTTTTGCAGAGTTTCAATGCCTTCGTTTTTAATCTGCTCCATCTTGCCTGTATCAACAGTACCTTGGGTCTGGGCAATCTTCTGGTACTCATTCAGCATTGCCTGTGCCTGTGTATTGTTTAATCCAGCCTTGTGAGATGTGTCTTTAAACCATTTTAAGAGTCCGTCATCGGCGGCTTGTCCTTCGGGCATCTGAACATCTAACTGATATCCATCAGCTTCTGGCGGCTTTCCTAACCGTGTATAGACCTCATTCCATTGCTCTTCTGTGGCATTCGTGCCGGGAAGTGGAATCTTTTCCGCACCAATCATTGTTTGTTGATGAGCATGGGATTTCAATAGTGATCCCAAGTCCTTGTGGTTGTCGAAAACCTTATTCCCTCTGACTTCTTCTGGTATTTCATTTTTCCAATCAAAAGTTGCTTCAGACGGAGCTGCCGTTTCCGACCCCGCTACCTGTTGTACTTCTTCATTCATCGATTACCGTGTCCTCTCTATCTTTATGATCTGCCAACATATTTTGAATAAACAGCACCACAGATCGTTGGCCCTCTCTGTATGCCGCTTCGTTTGAGTCTGGAACAAAAGTTGGTGCGTGCATATGGAATCTCAGTTCAAGATCCTCTAAAATGGTTTTACCGTCTTTAGTTTCCATTGCCATTTTGTAGGCTGCTTTTAAATCCTCTATTGTCATACTTCGTTACCCCAAGCATCCCAACCATTAGTTTTCTCTCTAGCAAACAACTCAATTCGTGGTAGATCACCACACAACTCAACAATCTTATCTCTCACACAATCGGGTTTTCTTGAGTGTTCTCTAACAGGCTCATAGACTACTTGATGTACCTTTTTTGAAACTCTTTTCGGCTTTCCTTTTGTAGCTAATAGGCAAAGTTCATTGTTGGCTCTTGTCCAATAACCCAAACCCATAAACAAACTGTCAGATTTTTTATTTCTTTTGATCCAACTAAAACCGCAAGTCTTATAGTTAAAACCCCATGCTTCTATTGTTTTGATACACTCAATCAATTTTGGATAAGTTACCCATAAGAATAAAATGCAATCATCTTCTGCTATCTCATTAATAGGCAAATCATAAATATCTTTCATTGCCATTGTTTTATATTTAGAGGTTACGTTTCGATTTCCACCTTCACCCCAAGTCTGATAATGCCAAGCTGGATCAGCATAAATGATATTATATTTCTTGTTAGGAAATGGGATCATTTATTAACTGCCGCTACCATTGGTGCTGCTTTGCCAACGGCTTCGGCTTGTTCCGCCATTTGTTGCTGCTCCATCATCTGTTGCTGTTGTGCCGCACGTTCCTCTCTTTTCTCCATTATCTCCTGATCACTTGATACTGCGGTTGCCGGAATACCCAGAACCTTGATCAAATGCTTCGTAACACCGTCAAAATCAATATAATCAAATACTGTTGGCTCGATCTGACCCACAGGGCCAAGAAGCTCAAGCATTTGTGTCATGCTGGTAACGTCCACATGTCTCTAAGCTTTAGCCAATGGAGAGACAGATTCAATCTCGATATCCATATTCTGCATAAACTCTGGTGCGGGTGGAAACATATTCTGTCTTTGGAGAAGATTATAAGCTCTGATAATCAATGGCTGGAGCATTTCCGCCTGTAATCTGCCCAAAACAGGGCCAAGGAGTCTCATTTTCTCTTCTGTTCTCTGTACAACTTCTGTGGCCGTCATTTGTGGCCCTTGGCTTAGTATCAACTGATCCACATAGAAAGCGGATCGGATAGCCTGTCTTCTCTGTTCTTCCATACTAAGACCCAGAGGATTGTTTGCACCGATGTTTAATGGCTCTATTCTGTCTCTTGTACCCGATCTGTAGAAGTTTAAGCCGCTTGGAACGGTCTTAATCGGCAGCATAAAGCCGTCATCTGGTACAAGTAAGGGCGGATCTACCTGTTTTTGTGCTGCCCGAATGGTAACTTCGCACATCTTATTCAACATTTTAATATCAGCAAGGCTGGTAAATGAGGGGGACCTACCATACCCAATTTCATAAGAGGACTTTAACCAGCGTGGGCAGCAGTAAGGCAGTTCGTCAAACCCACTTTCGGACAGCACAATCTTTTCTTCCGGCTCAAAGTAAACAGATGCAAAGGGTTTGTTCTCACTTGTGGCCTTCGTGATATCATATGTTCCCCTGGGATATACCGCATGAACCAATTCCCGCAGTTCCACAGGGTTTTCATTAATCTGATCCTGTAATTTCTTCGATAATCTATCAATTCCGAACCTGTCACGGATCGCCTTGCCCGGCATTTTAAACTGACGGAAGACAGTATCAACCCGCCCTTTATCATTCTCAGAGAGATAACATTCCCCTATGTGCCGTGTAGAGAAATTAATATCCTTCTCATCATCATTCTCAATAAACATAACCGCCGTGCCGAAGGTAATGAGATCGTGGTAGAGCTCATGTACCTGTTCTTGGAAGTTTGATCTGGCAAATGCCTTATACATAACTTCCTCAACACCTTGCAGCCATTCCCTTGCCGTATCATCCCCATTGATCGCTTCATCTCTATATTGGAGAGAAAACCATTGTGTCGACATATTGGTAAGCATTCCGTGAAGACTTGCCGATAATAATTCTGCGGCATGAATAGCTGTGCCATCGAATATCAGACTTGTTCTTTTGTCTCCAGGTGTGCGTGTTCTGGTTATATCGGCTTTGCGTGGCACTACATAGTCAGCTATTTCTTGCCAATGCTGTTCCCATGATGTTCGCTGGTTCTCCAGCAAAGCGAGTTGTTCCGCAAGAACCTCGGCTAATTCATCAGATTCGGCCATTTATCCACCTAATGTTGTTTTATACGCACTACCCAATGTACCTGTGAGCATTGGTTTACGAATGGGTGTTTTCCCCATATCTCCGGCTGGCCCTGTCAGTAATGTTCGAGCCTTGCCTTTTCCTGTTCCCGCATAGCCACCGCCCGCCGATGCACCCACAGCCGATTTCGGATTAACCGATGCCGTTTCCTTTGGTGCTACAGGATCAACTCTTGGCGCTGGTGGTGGAGTTACAGGCGCTGGATCTGGTTGTGTCTGTGGTTGCGGTTGTTGTTTTCCCATTATAGAAACCTCATTTCCTCTCTTAATAATCCATAGACCAGAGCATCTTCAAAACCGAAGTACCGTCTGAGTCTGCCTTCCTGTTTAAATCCAACCCCGCTTATCAGTTTGCGGGATCGTAAATTACTTTCATTGCACATTGCCGATACTCTTCGGACTTTCAGATCATTGAAGCAATAATCAAACATCGCCTTCATATACCGTCTTTGAAATATCCTTGGGTTATCGGATGCACAATACATATGCACATCGTGTCCTGTGTATTCCGAAAAAACGAATGACCCTATAATTCTGTTATCTTCTAAAAATCCATAGGCTTGTGCTTCTGCTTGGCCTGTGATCTTCGTCAGACGTAATCGTTCCATAAGCCAGTCGATAAACCTCTGCGGATCATCATTAACACATCTAATCGCCACTCAATAAGCCTTTGCCCGCATTCGATACCTTAGTCTCACGGCCAAGACCCTGTGGCCCTGTTAGTATCGTCTGCTTTGGGCCAACCTTATTCGGATCGGCCATTTTATTTCTTGTCTGCATCTTCACCGTCTTCTCCGGCTTGATTGCCTTTACAGGCTGTGGAGGAGGAGGTGGAGGAACAGGTGGCATTGCTGGTTGGTTCTTTCCCATTATACATAAGCTCCCAATGGATTATATTTGTCTTCGGCCATTGCCTGGGGCGGTCTTGAGTAATCCCTACTCTCACGGAATCCCACGGCCAGATATCGGTATGCATCCGCAAAGTGCGACGCCCATGAATGGACAGGCGTTGTTCTAAATACTCTATTCTTCTCATTATAGGCCCTGTGATAATGTCTGAGGGCATCAAGCAGTTGCTTACAGTTCGCACGGTCAAACCAGAGCCGTGAGAAAAATAACTTCCCCGCATGAATACCATCTTCCAATGGCAGCTTTGGTACTACTCTGAAGTTCAGCCCCAGATCATACGCAATCTCTCTTCTTGATTTTCCTGTACCTAATTCCCTTACTTCAATGTCATGCGGTGCATTGTGTGTACCGTATAGATATCCCTTCTGATCCAAGACCCTACAGTAGTGCGGCAATCCCTCACCCCTGTTCTCATAACAATCAATCACATGAACAGCACGGCCAATAGTCTGGGTAAAAATTATACAGGTACTGTCATTTATGCCCAGATCCCACCAAGTATCCACCCTTGCACTCTCGTCATAGGGTACATCGGAGATCTGGCCCTTCGTCATAATAGTCTCTATTTCCTTTCCATAGATAGCTCCAGCCACGTTTGCCGTCCACGAACATTCAAACTCCTGGTTATACTGATCATCGGACATAGCTGCTTTAGCCGACTCCAGCTCCTCTTCATCAAGCAATCCTGTCTCTGATGCCTTATAGATCGCCGTTATCCAATGCTTATCAGCCTGTGCCGCTTCATACATATCGTAGAAAGCATTCATTCCCCTGGGTGTACCCACAATCATGGCCCATCCCTTCCTATCTGATAGAGCTGGCCTTAATACTTCTGGAAACAAACTCTCCGGCATATCCGAGAACTCATCGGCGCAAACACCATCCAGATATATACCACGAATGGCATGGACGTTTTCTGCTCCAAGCAGTTGTATCCTCGCACCATTGGGAAGATCACACCTCAGTTCTGTCTCGTGAAACCTTACTTTGGGAATTCCACCCGCAAATGTTTTTAAATAATCCCAGGTTATCATCTTTGCCTGTCGGTAGGTGGGCGCTATATAGGCGTACCTCGGATTCTCTTTTGTGTTGAGAATAGCATCCCTCAGTAAATGATTAATCGCCATTACCGTCTTGCCGAAACGTCGATGACATACCACTACTGCCCATCTCTTTGTCTTGAGCCTTGCGTGGAGCTCTTTCTGTAGAGGGCGTGGCGCGTAAGGGATTACTATGTCCATGTTTCTCGTATTCCTGTCTGAACAGACGAAGAGTGAACTCCCGGTGGAGCTTTGCATTCTCTTGCTTCTTTGTATAGCTGTCAGACATACTGTTAGAGTGTGAGACACTCTTGGTTTGTTATTTATGCTATAGCAGAGTGCGCCCAGATTTTGGGGTGTAAGGGGGGTCTTCGATCCCTAGAAAACAGTTCTCGTAGGTAAATAACCTACAACCAATGTCAATAAAAACAATGACTTACGTCTTGTTCTTACAGATATTCTTACAAAACAATCAATAAGTTCAGAAAATGAACTGATATGGCTCTCGCACACGAACGGTGTCAATGTACATTGAAGCACACGTTATTCATTCCAACTCAACTTGATAGTTCCACTCACAGTTGGTGACAGATCCTCTGGCTTATTCCTTATCCCTCCAAGAGGTTGCAACTGTCTCTTCCTCTTATCCAAAGCATCTACTTTAAGTCTCTTGTTCTGCACAGTAGCCATTGCAAACTTAGGATCACTAGGCAATGGTTCATTCACAATGTCCATTATCTGGTCTTCTAAGTCCTCTCCTTGGATTGCTCTGGCTTTTGAGTACATTTCCCATGCTTTCTCATCACTCTGCACATGACGATAAATAGTCCTCTTAGACGGCAAATCCTCTGTATGGTCACATATCTGCGTTAGAGACTCTCCATCCATCAATCTGTTGCAAATCTCTTCCATCTGCTTAACAGTTACTTTAGACATCATTTATAGCCTTTTTTCTTCTTTTTCTTAGTCATTGGCATTTTCGATCACCTTTGGCTTATTTAATGGGAAAATTGGTGAGCCGGGAAACGTCCTTTGCGAGAATGAACCCAGCTCAAAAAAGTATATTAAGGATATTATCTATGAAAAAAACATAATTCGTCGATTATACAAAATATATGTCGCTTTTCGTGTCATTCATACCAATTAATTCCACCAACCCTCAATTTCCCTATCGCTTAACGTCACAAGCAATAATAAAGCCTTATAAGAGCATCGAAATACCTCTTCTTAACTGTCCTTGGATCTATCCGTAATTTACGGCCCACTTTAGCCCAGGATGGCCCTCTATCCCTAAATGCAGCCGAATGTGCTGTTGCCCAGATTAATCTCCTGTCTTCGATTTTAACACCATAATCGTTAAGAAGATCCATAGCCTGTTCAAACCTTGTGATTTGTTGGGGAGTGGCCTTGGGTAAGCTGGTTTCTGCATCGTTCCAGCCATAACTCTGCCACGATCTGACATATTCCGGCCACGAAGCCATTTTCTGCTTTTTAATAGCTGGTGGCAGCTTTCTCTCAGTTTCTGCAGCTTCCATGAATAAATCATCGAGAAACACCATGCTTTTAAATTTACTGTCACGTTGCATGGGTACTAGCTAGTACTGTACTACGTTGTACCGAATGCTTATCTAAGTTGATATCAAAGTTATTAGGTGGAAAGCTAGTACTGTTCAAGCTAGTACTGTATAACGTTGTACTGTACAAGCTAGTACTGTTGCCACTTCGTGGATTGTAACGATCATCCGAAATTACTGTCAACACCTAATCTTCCCTTTGTCACTCTGTTGCTTCTCATGGATATTCATTGCTTAACTTTTTTCATTTTCCTCATCTCGAAGCATGGCTCTCAGTATGACTTCTGGTATAGCTGGAACAACGGCATTGCCAATCGCTTTGAGTTTCTTTGCCCTCTCTGGTATGTCTGATCCTACCCTCTCTATTCCGAGCTCCCCTTCATCCAATGGCGTGGATAACCCATCAAAAAAACGGAAACCCATTCGGGATTCAACTGCACCTTCTTCTTCTCCTTGTTGTCCGTGAACTGTACTGTTACGTCCAGAGTGTCCTTGCTCACTTTCCCATTCCGTATTCTTCCCCCAGGATAACCCCCTTTCCAATCCCTCGTTGTTGGTGTCGGCCAATACTGAACTACCTGATAAAGACCCTGTCTCCTGTTCGGATTTAACTTTACGTTTTTGCCGTCGTCGTGAGTTGGTGTTGGCCATAGTTTGTTTGGGTTGAATACTGCCGCCGTCAGATTGTTCTGATGATCCTCTCTCCACTTCTTTGTTGCCTTGTTGCTGTCCTGTACTGTTGGTGTCGGCCATAGTTGTACCCTATCTGCTAAATTTAAACTGTGATCGTTCTTTCCGTCTTTCGATATACGTCTGCCCTTCTCGTTCAATTCCATATTGTCATGGTGATTGTCCTGTGTTGTCGGTGTGGGCCAGAACTCTACACTCTCTTCCAAGTTTAAGCCGTAATCACGCCCATTCTTTGAAATACGTCTGCCTTTATCATTAATCTCTATAGCACCCTTCTTCTTGGGTTGTGTGGCTCTGGGTGTGGGCCACAGTTTGTTTCTTTCTTCAGCCACTTTCATTCCTAATGTATACCCTCTTGTCTTACCAACTGACGGAGGTACGGTATTCATAGAGTCTTTCCAATCCCTTGAATTCGGTGTGGGCCACATCCATTCTTTCATCCGTGGTGGCCGTAATGTAGTGCCATTCATCATCTGTTGTGCTTCTTCTTCCGTCATCTTGCCCTCTTCAACCAAACGCCTAAAGATCAATGTCTGACCCTCACTAGCATGACCGAAACCCTTGGTAGTGGGTGTTGGATACATATTCATCGTGGCTGGGTCTACTTGCTCACGCAAATTAGGAGGGCGTGTCCGACCTTTACGATGAACAGTTTGCATTCTCCTTGTGGATTCTTCTGATCTAGGGGGTAGATGATCCAGAGTGTTCGGTGTTGCCCATAGGTTTTCGCTTGGCGATGATCCAGACTCTTTTTCTTTCGTGGGAAAGCGAGATGGCACAAGCTGGAATATTAAATGTTGCGACTTCGTATTCCTTTTCCAAGTCAGAGTTCGTGCGTTCGATTCCCATGGGAAGGTTAATAAATCCCGGCACATTCTCTCCAAGGATGAATTTTGGTGCGAGATCTGAAATGACTCGAAACATTTCCGGCCAGAGGTCACGGTTTTGCTTATCCTTATGTCCTTCTCGCTTTCCGGCAACGGACCACGGTTGACAGGGGAAGCCTCCTGTAATGAGCCACGGTCTTCCGTGTTCTCGAATAAATCTAGCTGTGTCCAGTTGTCGAATGTCATTGATAATCGGTACTCCCGGCCAATGCTTGTTCAGTATCGTATGGCAGTACGGATCGAACTCGCAGAAAGAAACGGTCTTGATCTTTCCTGTGTTTCTGGCGGCTAATGCAAAGCCACCAATACCTGAGAATAAATCTAAATGCGTGTATATCTCATACTCCAAATATCTTTCTTAGCCATTGTCTCCACCAAGGAACAAACAATTCCTCATGCCAAAAGGATTGCTTAAACAGTTCATCATCGTTCTTGTTGTTGGTTTTGAGGTAATCCAACGGTTGTTCCTCAAGAAGCAACTTTTCGTTTGACGAGTTCTTTGGCTCTTTTTTTAAGGTCTTTTTCGTCATTGATTTCCCTTTCATATGTCTGTTCGGCTTGGATCATGGCTCTGGCATAGCCATTATCCGTCAGTTCAATCCCTGGCTTTACACCTACTAGAAATGCCTGTACCTCTTGTAAAGACCTACAGACGGCATATTCATTCCCAAGATCTATTAACAGGCTTCCTATGTTTCTCTGTTGCTCTGTAGGGTAATTCCCTGGTTGTTTGAGCTCGATAAACAATGGCTTTGTCTTTGGTAGCAGTATCATCAGATCTGGAAATCCCTTCACTACACCCATTAACTTCTGTTTGTGGAAATATTGGATCTTATGATTGCCCTCATTTGGGGAATGATGGACGAGACTTTGCTTCGGTAAAACCAGATCCAGATACTTGATCACTTGTTTCTGTAGATCTGTTTCGCTGGCATAAACTCTCAACATCACACTATCCGATATAAGTTTGTGGATAAAGGCGTTGAAAAAGTGAACTTATTTTAAAAAAGTTTAACAATTATTTGACGCCCTCATTTTAAGCATTCTCACGTTGTATAAAGAAGTCATTTGGCTGCACTTCACCTTTGGTTAGTTCTAATATCCTAGACATATATTTGGTAGATCCTCTGTTGCTCGGTACTAGATAATCGGGATGATTCATCTCTAAGCACCATCGACGAGCCATCTGGGCGTGCTTTGTTCCAAGCCTTTGAGCTAACTGGCCGTAGCTCCATCCCTTCATCAATCTATAGGCGTTTAACGTCAATTTTAGTCCTTTTCAGCTATCTCTAAATTCCATGTGGATAATTATAACTTGACGTTATTCGCTACGTCAATATAACCTATTAAAAAAAGCCTATCGAAAAACGTCAAAAGGATATAAAAATGATGCAATCTACTCTAGCTCTAGGATTACGAGAGGATCATATGTCCGGCGAACTATTAAAACGAGCCATTGAACGGCGTGGTTTCAAAAAGAAACACGTTGCCGAAAGAAAGGGAATAACCCCTAGCACGTTAGCCAGACAATTAAGTGGTAAGCATTCCCTTACACTTAGAGATCTTCGAGAATATACTGAAATACTGCAATGCGAATTTGAAGAACTTGTTGTGGATCTGACTCCTGTAAGAATTATTGGGGAGATATATGATATGTCCTCTCTACGTTTGTATGACCAAACAGAGAAAACAAAGCAGTTATATCCACCTCACCAAATGCCTTCCTCAATGGTAGGTGTTATGAATACAAAGTTATCAGACGTTTCTTTGTACTGCTTTGACGAAAAGCATATGCAACTGCAATCCATTGATCCATCATGCTATAAGCAACTGTGTATTTATAAGGTAACAAATAATCAATTTGATAGATTGAGAAAAGATCCAGAGACAAATTGGGATTCCCCTTATGCAATGGGATTTATCTTTCCAGAACCAGAAGGCTTATATACTGTAGGAAGTGCATTTGTAGCTGGTCAAAGTCGAACAAATGTTGATCTAGTATTTGCAGCACCTATTGTTGCCAAGTATTTCAACCCTTTATCTCTTGGGTGGCAAAATGCCACTAACTAAAATTCAAGATGAACTTATAGCGTTATACTCTGAAGCAGAATATATTGCTCTTTCACCTAAGAAAGTTCCCACATCTCACCCCGATCACAAAATATATAATTACTATAATGCCACTTTAAATAGAATGAGATATACAAGACGATGTATGCATTACAGAGTTACAAGTAACGATGGTGGCTGGATTGTTAAGGAAATGGTTTATGACCTTGGGATCTCAGAAGTAGCCGTTAGAGACATGATTAAAGATAGCTTGGATTTTGGAACATTAGAAAAGATCGAGCATACAAATCGATACAGAATGACAGAAAAAAGCAGAGAAATGTATTTAAAATATATGCTTAACAGGATGCAGCGTGAACGTGAAGGTTATGAGAAGATAGCCAAACTTGTTCAGACTATGTATACGTTCAATGATCAACATAAAATTTCTAACTAACTTTATCTTTTTCTAAAGTAACTTTACTACCGTTGGTACTGTATCGGTATAATATTAAGGTGATTAATATTATCATATTTCCCCAAAACGTATATTTTCCACAAGTAACTTTATAAGTAGCTTTTTTACTGTTGCTTTTTCACGTTTATTTTTATTGCTTTAAAACATCTAGTAATTATCCTTATTTCAAAAACAGAAATAGGGAAGAAAACTATGGAAGACAATGTACCAGAGTGGGCATCTAGGCATCACTATTTCCACCACAGTAATAGTAAAGCCAAAACCAAGGCACAGATATTCTTTGAGAAATGCCACCGTAGACCAGCCATAAAGTTAGCCGAAGATATTATAGACTCACCAGAAGCTACTGACGGACAGAAGAAAGATGCACAGGATGTAATTAACCGTCTGCATTTCGATTACAACGGCTCTGACAATGCCGCCATGCTATCGGGCAGACTAACCCAACAAGCCTGTGATGACATACTTATTAAAGAAGAAGATGTACATAAAGCTATTGATAAGGTTTTAGTACTCGCTACCAACTACATACCTAGATCTTGGGATAACGGTGTTGATGCCGCCAAGAAAGATCAATTTATTACTGAATTGCCGGAAGTTATTAAGAATTCCGTGATCGGTCTTCGTGAAGCTATGGCAACCGATAACCAGATTATTGGTGAAATCAAGCTATTCGACAAGTTACCTGGGAACAGATTAAAGTATATGACCTTGCCAGATTATGGCCGTAGAGGGGATTTAAAGACTAAATGGTCTAAAGTAAGCAACACAACCAAGTCAGGCTTTGCTACCCATTCTCTGCCCGCCAATCTCAGTTATAACATATGGGATCAGAGAAATGTATCACAAGTAGCTGGGTTCTGGGCCTTAAATGGCAACAAACCCCCTTTCCTACTCTATGCAAATAAATTGGATTACAGGCTATTCACACCAGAGAACTGTGATGAATTAACCGATGAGTATCTGCAATGCGTGGTTGATCAGACCGTGAGCTCAAACAAAGCTATTGAGTTTTCCTTAAAGAACGCATCCACAAAGAAAGAACTGATCGCTAGTGAATTACTAGATACCAGCGATTGGTTAGACCCCCCAACAATAATCGACGAAGCCAAAAACCTATGGAGAATGTACCATGAAACCAACGAATGAGATCTTTAAAGCTATAGAGAAAGCCAGGGGTGAAGGCTTCGATAAGCTAGAGAAATCCGGCAAAAATAATATTTTTAAAAGTAGCTATTCAACTTTGATGGATGTTTTTAATGCCTGTAAGAAGCCATTAGAAGACAATGGAGTCCATATCTCTTATCACACAGAGTTACTTGTCTTCGATGGGAAGTTAGAAAACATCTTAGTGTGCAGACTTCATCATTTAGAGTCTGGTGAAATGTTGGAAAGCAAGGTGACTTGCTTTGATGATACCAAGAAAGGCAGCCAAGCCATTGGTTCGGGCATAACCTATATGCGTAGGTATCTTCTGCAATCCATGTTGAATTTGGAATGTGACCCTGAGACAGATGATGATGGCACTAACACAACTGTCGAGCCACCCAAACAAAAATCAACGGCTAAAGCTGGTATCAAAGTTGATCCCAAAGACGAAGACGTTGTTAAGAAACTTGAGCAAGTAGCAGACGAGATCAACAAGTCAGTTGAACAGGAGTCTATGGGAACTGAGGAAATCCCAACAAGTACCCACGATGCACTTGAGGGTTGGAAGAAAAGCACAATCGAAAAGTTTGATCGAATGAAAACTTTTAAGGAACTCACAGAGTGGCCCAAGAAAAACAAAGATAACTTGGACACTTTGATAGCCAATGACAGGTCAGATCTTAAAGAAGAGATCTTAGCTTATTGGAAAATTCGAGCAGCACAACTCAAACCAACAGCAGAAAAGGAGACTACAGATGGGTAGACCACATTTAGGCCAAGCGAAAGCCAAGATTAAAACAAATATTGCCGCATCCGAAACGATGACCTACCGGGTGAGTGCCTGGTTATCAGCAGAGCAATGGGATGATCAGATGGGTGGCTTTACTAAAGCATCACCCGAAGAACAGGAAGCTATCAAACAAATACACGGCATTCTGCACCGTAACCAAATCAAGATCCGTATAAGTGTGGACCAGAGAGCCGGAGATGAACCCAAAGAGTGGCCCACAGTAGCCAGATTTACCTTAAACCCAAATGAACCAGAGGAGAGCTCTAGCGATGAATTTACCATCTGATCAACATTTGTTTAGCATTAAGGAAGCAGCCGAAGTCCTTTTTGGTAAACCCAAGGATAAGTGGGCGCAAGGCTCTTACAAGAGAACCAGACGGCTTGTGCAGTTAGGTTTTATAAAAGCCATGAAAGACGGCACAAAGACCTATATCAAACGTAAGGATCTAGCAGAGTTCTTAGGCTACGATGAATGATGTAGTCAATAAGCCAAAGCACTACACACAAGCCAGAATTGAGTGCATAGAAGCTATTGAGGAAATGTGTGGGGATGGGTTTAAGGATTACTGTAGGGGTACTGTGCTTAAATATCTGTGGAGATATGACAAAAAAAATGGCATTGAGGATCTGCAAAAAGCAAAATGGTTTCTCAATGCCTTAATAGATTTTGAAACTAAGAACGATTAATTTGTATTTGAATATCTTCTACAATCTTACGAAGAAATTCTTTGCCTTTTGCATTTTCAGAAGCAAAGTGTTGGCAAACCCTAACCAAAGTTTCGGTGGCAAGACCTTTAGTAATTTTCTCACTATCTAATTGATAAACAACATCTTGCACAGACTCATGTAACTCTTCTATTGTCATTCTTTTACCTCACTCCAAATAAATTGACTACCAAAGTAATACAGGCCAGAAAATGGTATTGGCTTTTTATCCCAATATGCTAACCACGGATTTTCTTCGTCAAAGTCCTCAAGATCAAATGCTTCTTGTCTTTTCATTGTAAGTTCATCTCTTAACTCCCGTGGGCAATAGTATTCCAAGATCTGCATTCTAACTTCTTTTGTTACATAAGGATTAAGCCACCCATTCCAATACTTATCGGTTTCCAAATACCACCCTTCGAAAACTTGGTCATCCTCAATGGCAAACTTGCATGGAATGAAATGAGGGGGAAGTTTTTTTATTTTATTTCCCATGTTGTGTCCTTATCCTCGTCTGCTTGTTCCATGTGATCAAACAATTCGTCTAGCTTTTCCTTGCCGTTGCATTGACCCATGATGGTTTCGTTTCTGTAGATCATATATAATGACCCACCCTTGATAACGTGAGCCGAATAGGTATGACCATTCTTGGCTTTATATTCTCTGGCTTTGACTATCATACCATTGCTCCAAACTTACCAAGACTCTCATTTAACTTGTCCTTGGCTTCTTGCTTTTCTTCCAAGTTCTCTATCCAATGACTATAAATGTCAATCGTAGTCTTAATAGACGAGTGACCCATATAGGTTTTAATCCTATTAAAGTCACCCCCATAAACTTGTAACATTACGGAAGCAAAGTAATGTCTTAGATCATGCCACCGAATGCGATCCACATCTGCTCTCTCACAGGCATCTTGCATATACTCCCTTAGTCTAGTGCCAGAAAGAACACCCCCTGTTGAGGAAGGAAATACTCGTCCAGACGGTTGACCTTGCTCCAACTTAAATTCCTTGAGCATAGTGGCTAACCAACTAACGATTGGAACATTTCGCATTCCGTTTTCAGTTTTAGTAGAGTGCCGAATTTCAAATGATCCCTTTTCTTTTCGTTTTCCCTTTTCGTCTGTGGAATAGTGTCTTCTGTAAAAGACAACTTTGTTGACATTGATCTCTTCGTTTTCAAGATCTACGTCAGACCATTCCAATGCTCTCATTTCTCCAGACCGAAGACCTGTATAGGCAGAAAATAGAAACATAAGTTTTCTTTGGCAGATAGAGTTTGTGCCGATAGGTGCAATATTCTTGGCAATCTTATGAATAATTTCCTTAGAAATTTTAGTAAGTTTTACCTTGTTTCTATCTCCATAATCCAAGCCACTTGCCAACTGCCTAAACACATTAAGACTTACAACACCCTTGGTCACGGCAAAGTCTAGCAACTGCCTAAAATGTGCCATCACCTCTCTCTGAGTTTTTGGTGTTCGTTTACCTTTTTTCGGTGTTCGCTTACTTTTAATTGCCATAAGTAATTCATCAAGATCCCCTACTACAAATTCACGAACTTTCATTTCGGCCAACTTCATACCATCAATAGAAACTTTCTCAAACTCAAACATGGATCTCTGTTTGTTGTGAGAATTCTTACGAGTTTTCAATCGTTCCATATACTGATCTATCAACATCTGAAACGTCCATTCAAACTTGTTTGCTCTCGAAGTCCGAACACCCTCAATCTGTTTTATTTGATTTTCTAGGTAATTTAATGCCTCTTGCTTGAATCCAAATAATTCAATAGTTCCACCAAACTTTCTGAGGTCTACAACCCAAGGAGTCTTACCATGACTTTTCCAATATTTAACTTTCATTTTGCTGCCCTCTTCGTTGTTGTAGTCTGATTCTTCTTCGTTGTAGTAAGTTCTCTTGAATACGTCTTGTTTTATGCAAAGCATGACTCAATGTTGGTGCTAACTTTTGCATTGCCATTTGGATTCTGTTGTAGGTTTCTTGACCACTACTAGACATTCTATCAAAGTCAAAACCAAGATCATTCAAGTCTTCCATAATCTTTTTTAATGCTTGTATATCTTTATTTTCCATTAGCTTTAATCCTTGCTTCGATAATCTTTGATCTTAAAAGGTTCTTATGTTTGACCTTTTGTTTAAGTACTGATTTGAAATGTTGAAGATCCTCTTCGCATCTAGAAATCTTCCTTTTGTAATTCTCTATTTCTCTCTCAGTAGTCCAAAACATTTCAAGTGAAATCCTATCTTCCATTAGACTATCTCCTCACCATTATCATTTACAATTCTGAACTCTGACTTGTTCAACCCAACAACTTCTTCTTTGATATATTTTAGAAGACCCCAAACAACTTTGTCATAGGGTAACTGTTGTGTCTTACAAAAGTTGAATTCATTTGTAGGAGTTTTCGAAAGTTGAAAGGTTTCACATTGTGGCTCTGCTTGAATCCAAATTTTAGGATCGTCAAAGTCATTGGTTAAAATTACTGACTCCGTTTTAACAGAACTGTCTTTCACCATGTTTTCAAAATGTGTCACAATCTTATCCCATTCATCGTTGGTGAAAGATCTGGTCTGATACCAATAGTTTGTATATCCCATGACTACACCATCACCCTAAATGACTCTTCATTTATATCGATCACCATTGAATACTTTTCTTTTGAAATTCTATTTAGCATCTTGGTGTTCATAGGAATCCATTCTGCGAAATCATCTCCACCCACGGCATCCCTACAATCTTCCCACCAA